CTACTAATAATCGTCTTCTCGGCAGGGCAACGGCAGGTGCTGGAGATGCTGAAGAAATAACGCTTGGGACTAATCTATCGATTAGCGGGACTACACTTAATGCAACTGGTGGCGGTGTTACAGACCACGGTGCTTTAACGGGACTTGCAGATGATGACCATACACAGTATGCCCTACTTTTAGGTAGGGCGAGTGGGCAAACTTTAATTGGTGGTAATGCTACAAATCAGGCATTGCAATTAAAATCTAATTCCATTGATAGTGGGGCGTCTTTCATACATCTTCACAGATATGGTATTGGTATTAAAACTACCGACATAGAAACTTGGTATTCGGGATTTGACGCTATTGAAAGTCATTCTAATTCAATTATTCTGGGCAATAGTGCAGAACCGAGAAAAATGTATCTAACAAGTAATGTTTATTATAGCACTGATTGGAAGTATAAGACAACCGCCGCTGCTTCTATGATTAAATTACAGAATAATACAATAACATATTATTCTGCTCTGTCAGGCACAATAGACACTACAATTACTTGGACTACTATGGGAGATTTTGACGGAACAAGATTACGATTAGGCAAAGGGCTACAGTTTAATGGCGTCTCAACTTCTGTTGATGATGTAAATACCCTTCACGTTGATTCCACAGCAAGGGCATTGGTAGTTAGCTGTGGAATTACAACATCTTTTGGGGCATCTTACGGACCCGCCATAGGTGGTAAAGGGAATACTTATTCGGCTATAGCAAATCAAAGAGGTAACTGGTATTTTAATGCGGGTAATCCTACTACTCCTAATATTCAAGAGGGTAGGATTATTATGAGAACAGGCGCAGATGTCGATAGATTTGAGTTGACAAAAGATGGGAATATAACGATTGGCTCTACTTTATCGGCAGGAACAGATTATTCTGGCGGTGGAATAGGGTGCTTAACGCAATTACTTGCAAATACTAATCCGAGCAGTTCACCTGTAAATGCTTATATTCAATATGGGGCAGATATTGTGGCAGGGAATACCGCTCCACACTTTAGAACGGAAAATGGGAGTATTATAAAATTATTTAAGTCATCAGCATACACCCCAACAAATGTTACTACGGATAGAAGTTTTGATGCTAATGCTACAAGTATAGATGAATTGGCGGATGTATTGGGAACTTTAATTGTTGACCTACAGGCAACTGGATTGATAGGATAGAAAGTAAGGTGAGATAAATGACTGAAAATGAATGCCTAAAAATAGGCGGGCATTGCTGGATTGAGAAACTTATAGGGACATCTCTTGACCATATTAGAGAATGTAAGCATTGCGGTAAAAAGGAAGAAGAAAAGGTAATTCCTGAAAAAAGGGAATGGATATAGAATTTTTAGAAAGGAGATGATATGGCGAAACTAATAAGGGGGCTAAATGTGATTTTAACGGACATTGATGGACGCCCAATACTTGCAAATTCTAATAGTAAAGATGAATTAAAAGTAAAGACAGTGCTTGTGTCATTACTTATAAATCGAAAGGTTGATGTGTTAGACAGCTTGAAAAGTTACGACCTTGCAACAAAGATATTTGGATTTGATAAAGATGAAATAGAATTAGATGATACTGATTTTCTATTTATAAAGAAAGCAGTAGAGGACAATGGAGTAGGATACTTTGCAGGTATAATAGGGCAAATATATAAATTGTTATTGAACTGAAACTTATGGGCAAATGGAGACATAGAAATAACGATAATTATGCAATGCCGAAAATAGAGAGAGTGTGGCGAAACTGCCTTCAGATAGGTTGCGGTAAGCGATTTTTGGCGGTAGGGCTTTTCAATCGCACTTGCCCGAAATGTAAGAATAAGCCACCTTTAAGTTATGGAGTATTGGAGTATAAAAACAATGGGTAAGAATAATATGGTTAGCGAAAAGCCCGCAAAGGATTATATCAGAGAAAAGGTTGAGCCGATTGCTATAAAGTTTTTAGAGGGTAAAAAGATAACAGAAGTGGAGAATAAGATACTCTCATAGTATCCGTTTTATTGCTTGGAGAAAATTTATGAGCATAATAATATTAGGACTGATAGCCATATTTAGTGCAGGAATAATCGTATGGATATATGCTGTATTAGTCGATAAGCATTATAGAAAAGAGCAATCAGATGCCGATAGATTATCAGATAAAATGAAAGCAAATAAAAAGGACTAATTATGTTTAATCAGAAAATATACGATTATGAACATAATGTTATATCGTGCTGTAAGTGGTGTAATTGGATTAAAAAAGATTGCTCGCAAATGGAATTCGTTAAACATTGTAAAAAGATAGTAGATAATTGCATAGAAATTTTAGGTTAGAATGAAGGATAGTAAAGATGATTGAGACATTAAAAGATAAATGGGTTTATTATGCTGTAACTGTAATTATCGGTGGGATAATATTAAGCTGGCTATGGACATTGCAGGGATTTGCCAATGCACACGCAGAGCGATTAGCGAAAATCGAGACATCACAGGAATATAGCTACAGAGAAGTTATACGGCGCCTTGATAAGATAGAAACAAAAATGGACGGATTAGGGAAATAGGAATAAATAGAATATGAAAAACCTATCTATGTTCTTTTCTATCGATTGTAATAACACAATTTCTCTATGGCAATTATTGATAGGTATGATTGCCATTTACAAAATTTGATATGTCAGATATAAAGTGCGTAAAATGTAAGGCAATAGTATTACAGAAATGCCCTATCTGTAGTGAGTATAATTGCCCTGAATGTAATATTATCTGTCGTAACGAAAAATGTGAGGCAGAAATTATTTTTACAGAAAACGAATAATATGATACACATACATATCAGTGAAGAGCCACAGCAACCCAAACACGAACATAGCTTTTTTAGATATGAGGATGAGACGATATTTACACCAGAGGATATGGTAACACATAAGGAAGTTATAACTCACCGACTTAAATCTATAATATGTTTATGCGGTGAGGTGTTAGAGGTAACTCCACAGGCAAAACGAGATAGGGTTGTCGAGAATAATATTACATATACAAAATTAAATTAAAGAAAGTGAGGTGAGAAAGATTATGAAGATTAAGTTATGGATGATGATGTTGATACCGCTATCATTTATTGCGGGGTGTAAGGTAGTAGAAAGTGTAATCGAAGGCATATCTGGAGCGGTGGGTGGTTCACCGGGAGAAGTAGGAACTACAATCGCAACAGGTGTGGCGACAGGCGGGACTTCGTTTTTAATTCAATTAGGCATAGGTGCTTTAACTGGATTAGGGACGGGGCTACTCGGCTGGGCAAAGAATAAAGAGGCAGATGGACGAACACCTAAATTGGACTATAAGAAAGTAGGGGCGGACATTGCTTGGGGCGGACTTGCTGGAGTGGTAACTAATTTGATGGGCGTTCCGTTAGAGACAACAACCGATATAGGTAAAAATGTCGGAGCAGTTGTTATGACCGATTGGGGAACTAAAGCGTTGTGGCGACATCTATTAGTTTATGGATTTGAGTTTGTGAAGAAGATGATAACTAAACCTAACTCTTAATAAACCCTCTTCTCAAGGTAACTCTCACTAATCTCACGATTGGTGAGAGTTTTTATTTTAATAATAGCTCTTGATATTCCTTTTTAATTCCAAGTATATTTTTTATAAAACGCTCTCTACTTTGCGGTGAATGAAATCTCTGTGGATGTATTTTAGGGAACATTTTTAAGTAACTTTCGATTTGCTTTATTACATATTGCTTATTATTAAAAACATCATTATTGGTAAATCTTAATACTAAATGCCCCTTACTGTGAATGTATGCGTCTTGCCGAATATCCTTTTGCATTTGCTCTCTGCAATTATGATATTCACCATCTACTTGAATATATAAATTACACTTTGACTTACCTTTCGTTTTTATTAGTATATCAGGTATTATAGAACCTATAATAGATTGATAGATTGGAACTATTCCTAAATCATACATAATAATCTTTAGCATTTCAAGTTCTGCTAATTGGGGATGTCTGCGATTATATATCTTATAGTGTTGTAATTTATCTCTTGATACTAAATTATGTTTATTCATTGATTAACTCCTTTCTCTTAATCAGCGTTAGCCAGAGCTTAAGTTGGGTAATTCATAGTATTGGGGACATTTTCTACCTTTATCCCAGTAAGTTCGTCTAATCCATTTCTTTATCCTTTTTTTTATTCGTTTTGTTTTTTCTCGTATGGATTGATTTATAGGTAGATTATGTATTAGATTATGGCATTCTCTACATACTGCCATTAAATCGCTTAAATATTCCTTACTAATTCTCTTATATGTTAGATGATGAATATCTATTTTTACTAAACGATAGCAGATACTGCATTTTCCTTTATACAATTTAGATTGTCTAAATTTATTCTTTGTTTCTTTCCAATGATTTGATATTAAATAATTCTCTCTGTAACTTTTATTCATTATGCAAATAAAAAAGTCCTCACGGTATCCAGCTAAAGATTGTGAGGACTTAAATATTAGGTCGGATATTCACCAACCTTTTATTTTCGCTTAATAGCTGGATACCTAATATACCCTATCGTCAGAAGTCAAGTAAAATCTTTAATATTATTTATAAATAATCCTTGACAGCCCTTTCTGAATTAACTTAAAGTATCCCCCCAGAATGAAATGCAGTATCTTGAAGCATGATACAATAGTCAAAGAATACCTACCGCTTGTGATAAATGAAGCAACGCATTTTGCTAAAGCCGTCCCCCAATCTGTGCAGATAGATGACCTTATACAAGAGGGTAGTAAGGGATTGCTTGACGCTATTGATAAGTTCGATACAGCAAGAAATGTAAAGTTTGGCATATATGCAAGGATACGGATACGAGGTGCGATTTATGATTACTTAAGACGATTACTAAAAAGTAGAAATGTATTTAATACGCAAAAACGGATAGATACATTTTCTCAAGGATATACATTAGAGCATAATCGCTTGCCAAGTGATGATACGATAATGCGTAAAGTAAGTATAACAAGAGAGCAATTATATTTCTCTCGTAATATCAATAATGATGACCGTCAGGGCTATACGACAGAGCCGTCAGTCAAAGATGATTACTTCCCTTCGGAGTTGATAGATTATATGTGCAAATATCTACCAAAACGAGAGGGGCAGATAATCGAGCTTCGTTATATTCAATCCCATACGCTTAAAAAAATAGGGGTTATGTTACAGTTGTCCGAATCGAGAATATGCCAACTACACATAAAAGCATTACAAAGAATAAAGGAAGTTATTAAAAGCAGACCTCAACTCATTGCATCATAGGAAGAAATCCCACAGTTGCCCTAATTTTTAAGGTTTGCTTATAAGTTCGTGGCATAGCTCCGAACAGAAATCGGTCTGCTTATTACTTATAAACTTTTTTGCACAGAAGACGCATTCAGTTGCTCTCGCAATTTCACTGCTTCCGTTCGTGCCTTTTTTTACCATTCGTATATCTTTCCTATTATTATAATTCCATCTACACCCTTTTTGACAAAATTTCTGCTTACCCCGTATACGCTTAAAGTATCGACCACAATTACTACAAATTTGGGACAATCCAACCAGTTGAAATGAAAATTGATAATTTAATCCAGTTATCTCATCTATGGGCATTTTAATACCCCTCTGGCAAGTTACACGCTTTTACTATCTAATTACATTGTCTTGTCAATAATATTGCCCTACAGCCCCGATAAACCTCGAATAATGCCCCTATTTCCTATAGAGGTGGAGGCAAGGGCTTCATTTTCATCCATTTCAATGTTAATGCCCTGCTTTAACTCATCTATTCTATGTTGTAATGTTTGACTATCTTTTATACCACCTTTTACATAAAGTAAAGTATCTAAAGCTCTTCCATATTTATTTATTTCGGCTTGGCATTTCCAATAAGTTAGCTTAAATTCCCATTTTGTCCACTCACTATGGAGACCTTTAATATCGTGGCAATCTTGACATAACAAAATATAATTACATACGGCATCCACACCACCTGCCTGTAGAGGCGTAATATGATGGACTTCTGGATTTAGTCCATTCTTACATAAAGGATTCATACATTCATAATCAAAAAACTTTTTATATGTCCCCATTAAATAAGCCCTTCTTTTATTTTTGCTCATTCTCCTATCTTCTCCGAAACAAATAAAGGGCAGGGTGCAACGATAGGAACGGATTCTGAATTGCTTCAGAAGACGTGCTACAATTTCCCTGCCCAGTATTATTAACTTGTTCCATTTATCCTTCCAATCGTTGCTATATATATATCGTCTATTCATTGTATTTTCCTTCAATACTTGAGAGTTTCTAATGCAGACCCGCACAGTATCTTATTCTCTATGTCCATATTCTCATTCTATTTCAACCTCGACACTATCCTCATTTGCCTTTCTTAAAGTTCTCAATATAGTTACTATCTTTTTAACTCCGCATTCACAATCCACACACGCCTTACCCCTATATGCAAATCTTAAGGTGCATCTATGTCCCTTGTGAACACTACCCCTTGCGTGTTGAGTGTATATCTGATTGCTCATACTCTCAACCCATAATCACCTCAACGCTATCCTCTTGCGATTTAACTGCTTGTGTGGTTACTTTTCTAACATAACGAATGTCATCATCGGGAATTATCCACCCATTATTTTTAATACCATCAATAATAATTTTAGCACAGACATTATCACTATCTAATATTCTACCTCGACAAAAGGCAGTGATTGTAATATCAACAGGGAATTTCAGCTTAATTAGGTTTTTGTCATTCTGTTCACCCAATATACAATCTATCATCTGCCTCCAGCTTTCTGCAATCGACTGCCTCTTCCACCCGTGTATTCCGCTATAAAATATATTATTAGAGATTGCCTTTATCGGGATACTAAACCTAATCTTCATCTTTTATACTCTGCTGTATCTTTATAGTTTATCAAAGTAGGAATAGCCACAAATTTATGGTTATCGTCCTTACAATCATTATCAGCAATGTCCACAAATGCAAAAGTTTCCAATGTTCGTAACTCTCGCCGAAGGCATTTGATACAAATCTGAATTTCACGTTGTGAGGCAACTTCTACTTTACGTTGTGAAGCTATCTCTACTTTACATTGTTCACACATTGACACTTCATCACAACTACAATATTTACATTCACAAACTGGACATTTACACATCTTTCACCTCACTTTCTCTTCAGCATACTACTATCCAATATAAAATTTTGCCCTGCTGGTAATATCATAACCTCTATCTTATCACCCAACTTTTGTATCAGAGAATACTGAACGAGCTCAGGTGTTAATGATTCAGATAGTTTCCTATTAGCTTCAGCTTGTTTTTCAGCTATAGATAAAATCGCATTTCCCTCCCCCCTTGCTTTCTCAACGGCTTGGTCAGCCTGGTTCTTAACAATTTTGATTTTCTGCTCCTCTTCCAATGCCCTTTGTGTAGCAATCTGCTTGGCTTCAATCGAGGTTTCAAATGCGTTAGAGAAATCTATGTTGTCAAGCAATAAGTCAACAACAGTTATGGAATACGATGATAGTTCGCCCTTCAACTTCTCGCTAACTGTGTGCCGAATTGCCTCTCTATTGGGGGCTATATCGACACTTTTATACTTAACTATTTCATCCTTAAAGTTTTGTGATACTCTCGGCTCTACTAATGTCTCAAACCATTTAACCCCTACAGTTCTGTAAAGCTCCTGAATTGTCTCAGGGCTAACCTTAACATTAAGAGATGCCATTACAAGCACGGTTTGTGTTTCTATGCTAAACGATTCTAATCTCCCAAACACGTGCCTTTGCACCTGTATATTAGCTATTACGACTTTTCTATAAGGCAGAATGAATTGAAGTCCTTCTGTGATTTGCCCCTTAATTGAGCCAAACTCATACACTACTCCGATATGTCCTGCAGGTATTTGGTAGAGCGAGAAACTAATTGTTGCAACAATAATTATCGCTATAGATACCAGCAGAGATATATTAGTAATGAGCAATCTGTTTGCCTTGATTCCGCCACCCGCCTCTACTATTCTCACTATCGTAAATTTAATTATAAAGTATAGTATAACCGCTATTAGTAGCCATACAAAATACATCATATTATGCTCCTTTCTTATTTTTAGAAATAGTTAATCCAACAACAAATCCTACAAAAAACCCAATCATCGCACATACAACAAATGACATAATCTATATCACCCCCTTCCTTTCTAATCTATAATCACCTCTACAACCAATCGTGGATTTTGTTTATCTATCTCTGGCTTATGAATTGTGCCGTAAAAATTCTTATCTCCTACATTTTGAGGCAACCCTAATGTCTTATAAATTGCATCTGCCAATAGCGACCAGCAATTCCCTGTATCAGCGTATATATTGCTATCAAAATAACACTGCATATCTATTCGTATAAAAGGGGACTTAATACCTTTGACTCTATGGAATAATTCTCTGAAGCCCTCCGCTGTCATAAAATATATGCCGATAACCTTCTCATAATTCTGTGTCTCTCTCGGCATATATATATCCCCATACTTACCTTTGCGAGGTCGGGACATTCCAACGGGATTGCGACCCTCGACTGTAAATTTAATCTTCATCTTTCACCTTTAAATAGAGTAAGCACATTTAATTTGCACCATATCATTACACAATAATTTAACCTCAATATCTATATTCTCTTCACATTCTACGCACTTCTCGGAATAAGGTATTTTTATACCATTTATTAACAATTTACTCTGTAGTGCAAATTTATGAGATTTACATTTCCCACTCATCTTTTTATCCCCCCTCTTAAACTATCCCACATTTTATCTGAGTATATAACAGCGCCTCGCAAGCGTAAAACGTAATCAGCAGGGACAGTGCATTCATAAACGTTATCAGCACCTGTAGTAATTATATCCCTATAAAGCCGCTTATAAACATTATCATCAACAACCATATATTGTATAGGAGACGCAAACTTGCTGTGTAATGCTATTTCTAAACTTTCTAATTTATCTGCAACATTCTGTGCATAAGATAGGGGTATCAGTTGATTACACTCTTTACATTTAATTCCCATCTTTCACCTCCCCTTTTTCATTTGGACAAATAGATAAATTCCTAATAGAGAATATCCCTATATTTTCAAACGGAACGTGCAACCTTTCGTGGTCGCTGTGATTATACCGACCTTCTGCGTGTTTTAGAATTAAGATGTTAGGTAAGCAAATCTCATCTAACTCCCACTCATTATCCTGCGTGTCCGTAAAAACTGCGTTACTAAAATCAATGTTCACATCTACCATATCATTTCTCCTTTCTTAAAGTTTAATTTCTATAGGGCAAGGGCAGATGAACTCCTCACATTTGAGATTATTCACTACTTCTTCGAGAGTAGATACTTGTAGGATATTATACATATTGCATACAACATCTACATTACCTTTACGCCAAAATCCTTCGGGGCATACTACAATTAACTTATGAGAACGAGCATGAAGTCCTAATTCTAACAGTGTAATAGGGGACTCAGTATTCTTATCAAAATACATAAGTATTATATTTGCTTTCTCCAATCCTGCCAATTCCCATTCTACCTGCTCAACGAACCTTTTATTATTGATACTCTGACTCCAAGACGAATCCCAGTCATCTCTTCTGGGGTTTAGAATCGTCCAATTAGTATCACGCATCAGGGACACTACTTTATCTTGCCATTTCTCCGCATTGCCCATCTCGATACTGCCAGCAAGAAATATTGACTTGCTACCTTCCCCCATTTCATTAGGTGCTTTAATTTCTATCACCTTCCACCCCTCCTTTCTATCTAAAAATTAAATATACAATCCCGTAACCTAACACTATGCCTATCATACCCAAGATAATATAAATCACTGCGGGCTTCCAATAGTGCCAAGTAAAGAAATTATTCATCTCCTCCCATCACCCTTAAAATCCTTCGTCTTTATCTTAAACATCTCCCCATTTTTGCAATGCCACACAATACCTTCAATCAAACAGTTATTCCCATATTTACTTTTTTGACTTGGAAGCCACTCTCTCAATGCCTCGTATGTAATCGGTGCATCTTCAAATATAGGACATTGCCCTAATGAAAAGAATACTGCAATATTTTTGTCAAGATTTAACGGATTGCCTTGTATATTTTTACCCACTGCCTCCGCACTCCATTCACCATCGGGAATTTGAGATAAATTAGTATTCTGAACTGCGTCAAAAATCCACTTATCCGAAGAATCACTCTCCGAAGCATCAATATACCACGGCTCTTCTATACCTCTATGTTTTTGTATTCTATCTGGGTTCTTTCTTTTTTCAATCCTAACTACAATGTGGTTTCTAACAGTAACTCGTATATTAGTTCCATCTAATTTCTCCGTAGCCACCGCCTCATTTAATTGTAAAGAGTCAAATCCCTCGACATATTTATCAATACACGCTCTATTCCCATTCCAGTCCCTTTCAAAAATTGTTTTTATTTTATTCATCTTACATTTTCCTTTCTAATTCAACTTATAAATAATATACACATCTAAAATATCTCACTTTTTACAATCATCTACCAATTCTTTTAAGCCAGCAATATGATTGTTGTTAGAGATATTACCAAATAACGCTTTATCACATTCACGCTTCATAAGGTATGTCGCCCTCTTCATCATAAGTGCTGGAAACTCCATTGTAAGCAGTTCGTCTTGTTTAGCAAAGCACCCTTCACGATACCCCCTTCTATAAGCCCTTTCAGGATAAATGTGTTCTAATAGCCAGTTAAAAATTGCCTTCATTTTTACTCTCCTTTCTAAAATAACTTTTGCTCTATAAATAAATCAGGATTAAATATCTGCCGTAGCATTCGCTTCATCTTATTATACTGCACTATCATACTCATTGCCTTTGACCTCATTGGCTTTAGTCCATTCCAACCTTCCTCAAGAGTAGCGGGAATATACAGTCCCTCATCTCCAAACATTATACAGGCAATTCCATTCTCTCGCAAGTATTGACAGTATGCTCTAATTTTACGACAGTGATTTGGGAACGATACCTTTAAGGCATTGCTCGTATTTGACGGGAAAACTCCGCCCGGCTTCATACCCATAACTTCTATAATGAAATAATCCCTTGCAAGTGTTGGCTCTTTGATTGCATTGACTTTACCTATATGATGTTTCTGCATATACTTTAGGAATACTAATGCGTCATCTCTTAATCTATCCCTTTTTTGTGTCATAGTAGTTTTTTCAGCTTTCTGAAAAGCGGGGCAGTTACGCATTGAATTCTAAACGCATAGTAGTATTTGCCTTCAATCCATTCGCCACCTCTACTTTTCGCTCGTAGCCAACCGCTATACCAGAATTGGAATAGTGTATTGTTTATTCTGTCGAGCAGATTTTTTATTATGCCTCTCATAACTCACCTTCAAGATTAGAAGGCGGGGACATTAAATCCCCACCTTCACCGCTAACTTGGCCTTGCTCTTTGCTATGGCTACTTGCTTCTGCAATTTCTCTCGATTTGCACACCGCACATATTCCATCGCTGACGTTCACCAATGCAAGCTTATCGTGGTCTTCAGATGCGGTTTCTATCCGTAGATATTTCTTACACCACGCACACCATACTAACCCGAGAATAGAATTGCTTTGCATTGCGAATACTTTCGCTTGGCATAAAAAATCAAGCTCTGCTGTGTCCCACGAAGGATGCGTCCATTTCGCTTTGTCCAATTCTTCGATAAGAATATCTACCGCTTCAGGATTTGTCTCATTAACTAACTGTCTAATCTTATCAAAGAATTCCTGTTCGTTCATAGCTTATCTCTCCTTTCTAATTAAACAAAATCCTCATCATTAATTTTTGTAGGGTCATCAAATTTGGCGGTATCGAACCCCAGAGCATTCCTCTTTATCCTATCTTTACCCGACTTTGTCTTGCTATCCCCCTTTTTTCTAAAGAATGTCTTTCCTGATATGCGCCCCTTACGCCAATGCTTCGCCAATCCCTCACTACACCCTGAACATCTTATCTCTATCCCCTTTTTACCTCTATCAAATTCCTGATAATCGACTGTCGGCTTTTGACATATACTACAAATTTTACTTTCCATATCTTATTTCTCCTTCCTATATTTTGGGTAAATAGACAAATTACGAACAGAGAACATCCCTAAATTCTCAAATGGAACGCTCAACCCTTTGTGGCCGCTGAAATTCCGCAAATCCTTTGTGCGTTTTAGAATTAGAATGTTAGGCAAGCAAATACTATCTAACTCCCACTCATCAGCACGGATGTCCGTAAAAACTGCTTTACTAAAATCAACATTTACATTTATCATCTTTCACCTCCAATATCCTATTATTCTCAAGAAGCAATGTCCATATACTATCGAATTCATCAATATCTTTGTCTTTATGAAACTGTTCCTTAAATTTTATTTTAACATCAGCTAAATTATTTGCTTCTAAAATTATCCTTCCAGTTCTATCTATTAACCCTATCTTCATCTTTTAATATCTCCTCAAAACTTTTACCCTTGACATCAGAAAATACTTCCTCATCACAAGGGCAATCATCATATAGCATTTGACAATCATCGCAGAATATTGGCTGTGTATACGGACTATTAGAATTCCCGTTATGCTTCCAGCAATTAAGCCCATCATTATCGATTGCGTCAATTCCTCTACGCATCTTTTACCTCCCTATATTTGATTGTTACAAATAAAGCTGAAACCCTTACAAGTATATTGCCACTTTTCCATACTGCGATAAAGGGAAGTTTAGAATACACTCCATCTTCTGAATATACTTCTATTTTTTCTATTCCAAGTTCACCCTTAATATATCCTTCTCCTGTATCGAAAAATCTAACACTTTCAATTTCTCGCTCATCTTCGAGAATAGTAATTGTATTACTCATTTTTATCACCTTCCTTTCTAATCTAATTAAAAATATCAGAGGGCGAATCGCAGTCATCACGCACGACTCCGCCCTCTCCGTTCACAATCATTCCTTCTTTCTAAAGCTAACCCTCTCACGTCCATATAGTTCATTCCACTGCTCACATTCTATACAACTGCATTGTATTTTCCCCTTATCATCTCGATAAGTCCAAATAGAGCCAGATGGCCGCTTATAGTGATTATCAACTAAATGCCCACATATCTTACATTTTGTAATCACTTTAGCATTTATAATATCAGAAGGCGCCGGGGTAGAATTTACGAGCCCTGACGCCTTCCTCTTTTTCAGAAGGTCTATCTCAAATGCCTTGTCCTGCTCCAAAGCCCTAATGCCTTTATCTATCGCCTCATACATCTTGGCGTAGCATTCTAAACATTCAAGCATAACTTTATTTGTCATTTTAATCCTCTAAAATGGTATAGCACTATCAGATTTATCAGCTACTTTAGTATCCTTACTTTTTTGGCTAAACTTAACCCGACTGACCATAATTTTTATTCTACTGTGTTTCTGCCCATCTTTTTCCCATCGCTCTTGTTTTAACTCCCCACTTACAGTTAGCATACTGCCCTTCTTTTGATACTGCGATATTGCCTCTGCCTGCTTGTTAAAACTAACACAATCGACAAACGACACGGGGTCTTTCTCGCCCTCTGCCTTATCCTTTTTGTAGCCATTCACGGCGATAGTGTAATCGCATACCGCCATACCGCTTGGCGTATATTTTAATTCAGGGTCTTTAGTCAAATTACCTGTAAGTAACACTACATTTATATCACTCATTTTCTATTTCCCCTCCTTCTATCAGCCATCGCTCCAATTTTTATAAGCGTCTCTTTATGTTTTGTCTTGCTTACAGGCATACCCGTTAGATGCTGAACTTCGCTGTCAAGCCCTAACATTATACATAATTCGGCATTAGGCAATCCCTTTCTGCTCGCCTGCTTGTGCAAGGATTGTGCCTGCCCTGCTGATAGAGGTATCATATCTTTTGGCTCTACATCATCAGCGTCTTCGGATGGCTTACCCACAGCTAACTCTCGCCTTTCTATCTCTTGAGTAACAAGTTGTAGCTGGTTATTTTCAAGCATAGGCAATCCTATCTTGAATTCTCGCATAATCCAATCCTTAAAGTCATCCGCTTCTTTTATTGATAATCCTTTGATATATACTGCCACATTATCATATAGCTTCTCGTCAATAGAAGTAGTTGCGGGAGCAGGAGATGTCATATTTTTTATCTGGTCAATCTTTGGCATAGTCGTTTTATCTACTATCTCTGCTTCCACATTTTTAATCGAATCTGCTTGTTGCATTTCTTCGTCTGCATATATGCTGGACAAGTCATCGGGGAATGCCTTGCGTAGTGCAAGCGCCTCTGCACATTTTCCTATCATTAGGAATGGCATTTTAGCCCAAAGAAACATAGCCGTTCCGTCCTTTTTCTTTTGAACATACTCACTAAAAAATGCAATAGCTCCCACTTCGTGAACAGTTCCTGCTAATAACTTTCTAACTTTTACGGTTGCCGAAATAGGCAGGTGTGTTTTCTCGTCTATAACATAAATCGGTTCACTACTACCCGCATATTTATTTGTCCGTTCAGCGACCAGCCGAAGTCCGTCTATACCCGTCTGTATCGTCCCCTCTTCCTTCTGCGTTTGATTATTCCACCTTTTTACAAAATGATATTGCTTTGCCAGTGGGTCAAGCCCCGTTTTTTTGCCGAAGTATAAAAACAGCTTAAACTCGTCATCAGTAGCGCCTTTGCATACCATTGACTTGATTAAGTTAATCTGTTCGGCTGTCCATTCATTTTGAACTGCTACTTCATTTGTCATATTATCTCCTTTCTCTATTTGACATAAAATTTCTCAAAACCCTTCTCAACATTTACACCATCAGGCACTTTGCCCTCCTTCTCATAATACTCATTAGCAGGGGTTATGATTGTGCGGGTCTCTACTACATAGCCCGCCACCTTGTTATCATCACACCATTTAATATATGTGTCCTTATCGGTTATAACTAACTTATCTTTCTGCGTCCTAAATCCTATTGTAGCACTTGCTAACTTAATGCTTTTACCTTTTACGGTTGTCAATTCCTTTGCTGTCCAATCCTCTAATTGATTACTGCAAAGATATTGCAATCGCTCTAAAGTCCGCTCGGCGTGTGCGACATATTCTCGGCATTGCTCCTTCCTCCGCTCTATCTCGTTTTGCCACATAGCAAGCAATCCTGAAAAATATGTAGCGTCCTTTTCGTCAGCTACTATCAGTCCCTGTTTTTGCGAGTTATCAAATGGTGTCGCTTCATTTAACGCTAACGCTAAAATGTCTATAACTTCATTTACCATATATTCTCCTTTCTAAAATAGTAAGGTTTCTTTAACTGCAACCCAATTTACAGAGGCAGTGGAGGGCGAAGTTAGAGTGTCGCTTCCACCCTCTTTATCTGCCTCAATGTTACCCATCCCCGTGCTATCCGCCAAGCCCTCATCCTGACCCGTGAGGTTATCACTTCTAACTATCGCAGGTAAGTTAAATTCCTTTCTTAAATCGAGTTTATTGTTAGCATAAAGTAGCCAATGCCCCCAGCAAATATAATGGTCTATCCACCGCAACGCTGACCGCTGACAACATCCTTCAACTTCGCAATAATCTATTGTCATATTCTATATCCTTTCTTCTATCTCGCCTATAAACTATTTGCTCAAAATCCCTTATCAACGGAAGCGACGTTTCGACATAAAATTTACCATTACTTTTGACTATAACTACATAACCCTTGACGAACTTCGCCCGTCTTATAGCTTTGCTCTTGCTGTCGAACACTGCCTGTATAAGCTCCCTCTTACCATATTTTACCTTTACCATATCATTCCCCTTTCTAACAAAAAATATACTCTATCCCGCTTTGCTCAACATAGACACAATGTCTGCCCTGATACCGACCCTTGAAGAAACTTACTGAATAGTCATCCTTTATATGCAGTATGCCCTTTACATACTGTGGGAACAGCTCATTTAATACGAAGGGTTTTACATATTTAGTAAAGGTTCTATATGTAATACTCTTTGCAGAATCAACCATCTTTTGAAGGTCTTCAGCATTCCCCGAAACGCAGTTAGTAATATACTCCATAGCCTACCTCCATAAAAAATAAGAGCGGGGACGGTTGATACGCATAGTATCCGCAGACATACATCCACGAACAGAAATGCCCGTTCCCGCTCTACTCTTTATTATTATTCTTCCTATGCGTATCATATTAAATCTATAAGGACTATATCACATCTCGGCGATATTACAAATATAATTTGCATAATTCGTAAAAATAGTTAAAATAGTTTGACTGACAAAACTACCATATATAGTATAATATAATTTTAATCACACAATATATAGATACCATATACTATTAGTATGAACACACGAATTGTTTTTATCTATATGTAGTATAGAAAACCATAATATAGGGGAATTTATTTTTACCTGCTAACTTGACAAAATTAAAACTAAATACTAATATATCAATATGTCTTATCCATACCAAAAAGATTGTAACTGCCAAACCTGTAGAACCTTCTATAAACCTCAAAAAAAAGTAATTGTAAAAATTACCCGAACCCAAACTGCATACCTACTATACAACTCTGTCCCCTCTTACCCTATCTCACTTAACTAATACGCAAAAATACTTAACTCATACCATAGGTAGTAATAGTAATACTGCCTGACACATTTTATACCATTAGTGGTATAAAAGAAGGATACTTCAACCAGACCGCACGCAGTATAGAGACAAAGCATAGGCAAGTGAGAGGCAAGTGAGAGGCAAAATCTTTTTCAAGGAATGATACATCAACTGCCAAGTAGTGATGTCTTTTAATCTATTGATAATGCAAGGATTTTGCCTATATTTGCCTATACCCTTTAATTTACAAGGATTTAGGGCATACCCTTAAATTCGTGAAATTAACATTGCTTGTAGATACCCGCCAGACGCAAACTATGGATAAAGGGAAGTAATTCTACACTTGAGACCCTGTCGCTGAATGTAGAGCAACTCCACGCAGTGGCGTAAATGTCAATAGTTATTATGAGGTGATAGGGATAGATAGGGATATAGGCATAATGCAAACGTAGGCAAATAGCGAATAGGCAGGGGGCAACAGTGATTACTTGATAGTTAAACATTTTATCAACATATTATCAACATATCATACCTTGACCTTGATAGTATTTAATGCAGTAACTAACGCACTAAAGACAGGGACGGCGGTTGATAGAGAGGTAGAGATAAACACCTCGAGGTATGCAATCTTGCCTATATGCCATATGAGAAGTTACCTTTATGCCATTCTTTACTTACCTTGCCCCTATATAACCCCAACGTATAGGCAGTAAAGAAACATCACCTATCTACTTCTACCTACCTACACTACCATATATGTTAATACCGCATAACTGTAACGCTGTAACACCATACAGGGTTACCTATGGGGGTGGCGTCATTGGGACAATACCCCCTCTCTTCTGCATCTGTGCCTAAGATTTTGAAAAGTGATTAGAATAAAGGGGGGCGGTATTTAGGATAGATAGCCAGAGTTTGCAGGTCTGAATCTGTGAAATTTGCAAAATTAAAGTTACTACACTTACTACATTACTACATAAGGGGTATAAGTAGTAACTACATAAGGAGTGTAGTAATGTGTAAAACTACGCATAAGTATCTATCATATATATAGTTATAGTATAAGTAGTAGTGTAGTTAGTAGTAGTAGTAGTAGTATATAAATTATTAAATTATTGAAATTTAAGGGTTTTATGGTATAGGTAGGGGGGTAGTTACTACATACTACAGAAGGAGCGGGATAGCGTATTTTGATAAGAATTAGCGGTTTTTAATGCCTGAGCGATACGGTGCCAGGAGCGACTATCGTAATTCAGGCAGAAGCGAAGGTTATCAATATCTTGAAGGGATTTAACGGAATTAAGCATAGTATCGCTGATGAGGACTTTGAAGAGGTTATTAGTAACCATACTTCTTATTTCTTTCAAGAGTTGGGATTTACCGGTGCCGAGAAATTGAGCAATATCGCTTGAGTATAGGTCTGTATCGGCGAGCCAGCGGGATACCATATCAAAGTAGTCGTATAGTTCGTATTTGGCGAATAACCCTTGTAATTCTTCTAACTCTTTTCGCATAATGATTTCTCCATAAGGGTATAGGAATATGCTCCACGTTTGCCGTCCTGCACCTGTGCTATTCTGCCACTTTGGATTAGAGTATCTATGATAGGTGTAAATTCTTGTAGCTTTAGATTGGATGATTGCAAGAGTTCCCGTCTTGAGAGCTTACCGCCCTTACGTTCTATGAGTTCGACTATCTTTTGTGATTTCTTGCCGTAATCGGTAAATTGAATTTTACCCGTAGAGAATAATGAGCATAAATCAACGATACCGCTTTTTGTATCGTTAATCGCATTCTCCATATCGTCAGCAGAAATTTCCTCTCGTAACCCGTTAGCGGCGTAAATGATAGCCAGCTTGATACAAGAGGTGCAATACTGGTCTATCACGGCATCCAATATCGGCGGCGTATTGTCAAACGTCTCTAATTCAAACTTGCGGTGGAGGAGTTCGGCTTCTTTAGAAAATCTCATCTGCCCGGCAGTTTTAGCGAACTCTTTAATTGCCTCGAGCTGGTGAACAACCTTATTTTCTTCATTTTGGGAAGGACTGGTCAGGTCGTGGATGCTCTTCTTATGCACCTTTTCGGTTACGATTACAAACATAAATCGTGCGAGGAATCCGCCTGAGATATGCTCTTCTTTTATAGAATCTGTGAACCATACTATCGTTGAACATCCGCCTATATTGATATACGGTTCTTTTATGACAAATTCGCCCTTTTGGGTGCTTCTGTCCATTATCGGCGGGCAGTCAAACATATCCGTCAAAAACGACATAAGCTCTGTATTATAATTATTGTTAATCATTGCCATCAGCGATTTGAATTCGCTGTATGTAAATAAAGCCGAAGGTCTTCCCGCCAATACATCTAATATCTTTTCATAACTAAATGACGCTGGCGCCGAGAACGTGTGCGATTTAGTGCAGAACCCTACATCATTTATATCGCACAACCCTTTGTCCCGCTCGTATGGTGTGCAAGGTCTATGAATACGATTAGTAATATATCGCATTATGTTTAAGGATGTTGTCTTCATCGTATTCCGAGAGGCGCCGAGTAACAAAATCCATAAGTTCGGATATATCCGAGTCCCTACATCAACATATACATTATGATTGAGAATTGTAGCTATGGATAACTTTGCCATCGCTAAATGATAGACACCCTTTGCGCTGGTTTTTTGGCTCGCATATCTGATATAGTTCCCGATAAAATTATCCCCGTCTAAAAGTTTTTGCCTTGCCGTTATGCCTACCATATTACTTGCCCCCCCCTCTATAAAAAAAACAGCAGAGGGTAGGATGAAAACGCCCCGCCGTGCCTTTCGACATAGCGAGAGATGTAGCCCTACCCCCTGCAATTTTAATTATTCTTTTCATAAAGCGTTTTCATAAAAGGAATAATACTGCCTGTTTATAGTTATGTCAACAAAAATCGTATAAATAATTAAAAATAGTTTCACATACTTTGTTAAAGATTTATAGTTCTGATGTCGATAGGCGAACTGTGGAGAATGGCACATCCTTTTTTAAGAGCTTGCCTGAAAAGGTGGAGCATAAGAATAAGAATTTTAGTTGATAAGGAAAATGGAGAATGGAAAAATGATACTATCTAATGACGTGTTGAGGATACAGGATAAAAAGGTAACGAGGGTGAGCGATGGCAAGGATATAACAATTTTTGAGTTTTTGAAGATGCAGATAGATATGTCGAGAGTTCAGGGGGGTATGGAAAAGGTAGTAAAAATCAGAGAAAAGTTTAATGCAGATAATGTTAGTGAGATTGACTTTACTGATGAGGAGATAGATGTATTGATAAAGATTGTAGATAGTAATCCGTTGGGTGAAAGGGTGGCAATGGTTGCTCCCGTTCTCTATACGTTAATGGCTATAAGGGATGAGATAAAGGAAGAGGGTAACATTAAGTTGATTAAAGGGAATGATGAGGTAAAAATATGACAATATCAAGTGATGTGAGGAGGAGTTGGACGGTTCTGTCGTTTGACCAAGATTATACGGCTGCGATAAGCGGGACAGAGGCGACGGGGGTTGCCGTAGCGTCGTCTGTTGCAACAAATACGGGCATTGTGGTAGTAGATAAAATTACCCTATCGACAAATGTGGCAGGGAATATATGGTTCACTGACACGTCAGGAGTGCAAATTGGTAATGATTTTTATATATTGGCTAAAACGACATTCGTAGATGAACCCGAATGGCAATTACCCGTAGGGACAGGGTTATTGGTAAGAAGCGATATTGCGGGCAATCATTCGGTGAATGTTCTTTATCATATAAAAAACAGACGTGGGGTTCCAAGATAGGCAAGGGAGGGGGTAATTGATGACAGGTAGGATAGGCGGAGTTAATTCATTGCCGTTGAATGAGATAATACCTATTGAGGATTGGACGGATGAGAGAAAGAGAATTGTTGCTACTGCGATTTTGGGTGGCTCTACCGTGCAGAAGGCAATCGAGGCGGCTAATGTAACTCGTGGTGCATATTATTATTGGTGTGGTAATGACCCCCAATTTAAGGCCACATTAGACAGGGGAATTCCCATAGAGCTTCAATCGGCAATGCCCAACGCCATAAAAAAGCTGGAGTATATAATGGAGAATGGCGAGCCAGATGAGCAAAGGAAGGCGGCAGAGGCGCTGCTTCGTGAGGGTAAGATAATGGCATCACGAGTGCAAGTTCCGAGAAATATAAATGTAACTAACAATACGATTATATCAAATCTGACAGATGATGAGCTTTTATCTCGTCTCCGTAAATTTGACCCTGCGATACTGAGTAGCATTATGAATCAGGGTAGGGATATTGTAAAGAGCGTGGAGGTAATTGTGGAGAATGCTGATGCAAAAGGCGAAAAGGAATCCGCAACTTCAGGAGATAACGGAACTTCTGACGGAACTGAAAAGCCGTAAAGATGCAAGGGGAATAGATTTTTACGAGCCGTTTGAATGGGCAAAAGCGTTTCATCAGTGTCAGAAGCCGTTTAGATATGTAATTGGTTCTAATAAGGTAGGCAAAACCACAGGGGCAGCTGTTGAAGGTGGACGGTTTTCTCTTGGTACTCATCCGTATCGCAAGAATATCCGTATGCCTAATGAGGGGTGGGTTGTTTCTACTGATTTCTCTAAAGGATTAGAAGTCGCCCAGAGACGCTTTTTTGATTTCTTTCCTAAAGATAAAATTGCTTCTTATGAGAAAAGGTATAGGACATTACATACTACAGATGGCTGTATTGTCCGATTCAAGTCGGCAGAGAGCGGCAGGGAGGCATTTGCGGGTGCGAATATTGATTGGGCTTGGGTTGATGAGGAATGTCCAAGAGATATATTTACGGAAATAGTTGCTCGCCTTGTTGCAACGGATGGGTGTCTGTGGATGACGATTGTTCCGATTGAAGGGATGGACTGGACATATACGGATATATGGGATAAGCAGGGGACAGTAGAATTTGATACTGATTCTCAGATATTCAGTCCAGAGATATGGGATAATCCACTACTTACGGATGTGCAGATTAAAAGGTTTATGCGGACATTGGGTGATGATGAGATTCAGGCGAGAATTTACGGCAAGTATGCGACACGAAGTAAGATTATATATCAAGAACTTGACAATATTTTAATTTCCTCTAAAAAGGTAGATGAGTTTTACCAGATAGCAAAGGAGGAGGTGGCGATGTGATAGTGCTAAATCCAGAATGGGAATATGGGGTTGCTATCGATACGGGGTATTTTACTGCTGCGGTTTGGGGAGCAGTGGATTTTTATGGGAATATGATTGTTTATCGTTCTTATTTAGCGGAGAATAAGATTGTAGCTGAACACTCGAAGGAATTTTTATCTTATCAGGCAATCGATGGTGTGCTTCCAACCTATGTTATAGACCCAGGAAGTCAGGTAAAATTAGAATATATTGCAAATGGTATTTATTGTATAGATGGTGACAACTCGGTAGATGCGGGGAATAATTATGTTTCGTCTTTAATGCGTATTGATAAGGATAAACCCGTAGGTCTTGAGTGGAATAATCCACAGCTTCTTATTTTGTCTGATGGTGAGGGGAATGATAAACTACTCCGCCAGATGAGAAATTATAGACGTAGGGACGTAAGGGGCGTTGTAAAGGATGATAGGCAGAGAGAAAAGATAAGAAAAGTGGACGACCATTTGTGTGATGCGTTGCGTTATTTATGTATGGCAAAATTGTTTCCGCAGAAGAGATGGCGTCAAGGAGTTGTGGGCAGTAAATTGGCAAGTAGGGTGTCTCCACATATTGAGCATATAAGGGGAATGGCGAGGAATTTACGTAACGGTAATTCTCGGTGGGAATCGCCCTATGATTTTCAGTTAGGAGTAGATTACTAATATGGTAGAGCTGATTGTAGGTATATTGGCAATTACGATTATTGCTTTAGTGTGGTGTATAAATAAAGTATGCGACCTTGCATACAGGGAACGTAGGGAATTATATACTCGTATTCAGGGAACGTATTATGATGATAATATCAAGCAAGATGTAAAGGTTGTCGATATTCCGAATAGTAGCGACATTATTTTAAAACTTCCTGACCACGTAAAGGTGGATGCTGATGGCGTGATGATTGACACTAAAAATAATATAGCGTTTGAGAGTATGGATGATTATGACCATTATGTGCAGACAATTGGCGGTCAAGATAGGGCTTTGACTAATTATGAGAAAGAGGAATTGTTAGTGAGGAATAGAAATGGAAATTGACGTTGGTGTGCAGTCCGAGAATGTTACGGCGGGAACGTCTTCGCAGAACGAAGAAGCCGTTAATTTAGTTAAGAGTAGATGGGAGTCGAGAGAATCCTCTAAAGACGCCTACGAGCAAATATGGTTTAAGAATCATTTATATTTAATTGGCAATCATTACACTAAAGTATCTGCTAATTCAGTAGCGCCCTTTTATGTTGGTAAGCCCAGCAATAGAGTTCGCCATACTATAAACTTTTGTATAAAATGGTATGAGTTGACGCTTGCGAAGTTATTGCAAAATGCTCCGCTTTTATATGTATCTCCTGCAACGAGTGAGGCGGAAGATGAAGGCAGAGCAAGATTGGCAGACCAGCTTTTGGAGTATTATGAGTATTTGTTAGATTTGGGCGTAGTAAGGGAAAAGTTATATAGCTGGGCGTGTGAAACGGGGAATGCGTGGATATATATATTTTGGAATAAAAATAAGGGAAGGGTTAGGGAGGTTCCGCAAATGCAAATGCAAATGCAGGACATCGGGGAAATGATGGATGGCGTAGAGATGATACAGACGCCTATAAATATTCCCGTTTTAGATGAAGATGGCAATCCGATTGTAGATAAAATCCCAGAGGGTGATGTGGACTGCGAGGTATTGTCGCCATTTGAAGTTATGGTTGACCCGTATTCAACTGATGGTGATTATGAGTGGATATTAGTTTCAAGGTTGAAATCTATACGACAATTGAGGGATATGTTCGGCGAAGATGCAGTTAGGGATATTAAACCCGAGGATAGCGATACAACTTTTCTATATCATAAATATATGCGGGATTTGGTTGGTGTTGATGGCAAGTCCGCCAATACATCTAATTCTTCAGCATCACTGAAGGGTGATGATAGATTGTGTATAGTTCACGAATATTGGGAAAGAGTTAGTGGTCGGCATCCAGAAGGGAGATATATCGTTGTTACTGGAGATAAGGTGTTGTGGAATACAGGTATTCCCTATAATCATAAACAGATACCTATATTGCACTTGTCATATCTAAATATAAATGGGCGGGTTTACGGAATGACGCCGCTTGAGCAGGCAATACCTATGCAGAAGGATTATAATCGTGCAAGGTCGCAAGAAACAGAGGATAGAAATAATCATTTAGTTAGACGGTTGTTGATACCCAAACAAAGTAAAGTTGAGAAAGATAATTTGACAGACGAGAGAGACGTTGTGTGGACTTTTCAACCTGGGATGAGGGGGGAAGAACCGCATTATATGGCGCCTCCGCCATATTTAGGACAGTGGGATAATATGATTGCACGGACTCGCAGGGATTTGGAGGATTTGCTTTCCGTTCACGAGGTTTCAAGGGGAATAGCGCCAGGCAGTATTAAAAGTGGTGTTGGCATATCAATGCTTGTGGGTGCAGATGATAGGACAATTTATCCGCTTACAAAACATATGGAGCAGTTGATGTCTAAGGTTGGCAGGATGATATTGCAATTAGTTGACCAATTTGTAAGTGAGGAGAGGCAGGTAAAAATTGGTGGTAGGGATAGTGCTATAGAGGTTGTAAAATTTGGTGCAAAGGCATTGAAGGGCGATAATGCTGATGCGGATTATTTTGATGTTAGGGTAATAGAAGGTTCGGCGATGCCTAAAAATCCTATTGCCAAAAGACAGGAGGTCGTGCAACTGATACAGATGGGGGTCTTGTCTTCTGTAAATCCGCAGCATTCTCAATATATTACAAAGTATTTAGGATTAGGTAGCGATAAGAAAATGATGGCAGACGCAAAGGCGGATGAACAAAACGCAACGTTAGAAAATAATATGATGAAGCAGGGGACAAGATGTATTCCGAGAGAATTTGAGAATCACGCCATTCATCTTGCGGTGCTGAATGCCTATAGGAAAACATTAGAATATCGTAATTTGCCGAAAGATATACAGGTGGCTTTTGATGACCACGCAGGACTTACGGAACAAATGATGGTTTTAGGATTACAGAAAATGCAAATGATGCAACAGGCGGCAATGGGAATGCCACAGCAGAGCTCGGGCGGCGGTATTAAGGGAATGGAGGGCAGGTCGCCTATGGCAGGTGAGGTTAATCCTGAAAATCCGCCTGAACCTACGGCAGGGCAGGTAGAGGCAGACCAGAATTCTATTGAACCGCCTTATGAAGGAACTTAAGAATGTTGTCGATATTAGGCATACTGATTATGATAAGGTGTGTTCGGAATGCAAGAATCAGTGTATTAGGAATAATGATGTTAAGGATAAGCAGATTAGTATTTTTAATATAAAGGATGAGGTTGTATATTATTGTCAGATATGTGGAAGGCATTGGAGGTAATTTTTAATGGCAACAGGAATGGTATCAGATATGAATGGAATGGCGAAGCAAAAGTATATGAAGAAGGGAGGTAGCGGTATGGCGGAGAATTGGATAGCAGGAGCGATAAAAAAGAAGGGGGCATTGCATAAGGGCTTGAATGTTCCGATGGGTAAAAAGATACCTATGATAAAGATGGAAATAAAGGAAAGCGATAGTCCTTTAATGAAAAGGCGAAAGCGGTTAGCCCAGACATTGAAGGGACTTAGAAAGTAAAAATATTGTTCGCCTAATGGCGAGAGTCATCCACTCGTTAAATTGGCGTTAAATAAAAATGGATGTTTATTTAGGAGGTTCTGCAAAATGGGTATTGAAGAAGCAGTTGACGTAAAAGGGACGTCTGGTTCGTCAGCAGACGGCATTGGCACAACGGCATCACCACAGGATGTTGAAACGCAAACGCAGGGTGGGGGCGATACTACCGCTATTCAGGGTGATGGCAAGGAAGAGCAGGCAGTTCCTTATGCACGATTTAAGGAAGTGAATGATAAGAAAAACGAATTGGAGAAATTCTACGAAGAAGTTGATGGTAATCTGGATGGAATGGTTAACGAAAGGGTAGGCAAGCTACTTCAGGACTCGACATTCCAGAAACAGTATTACGAACAACTCAAGAAAATCTACGGTTCGGAAGAGGCAAAGCAGATAGTAAAAGAGAATGTTCAGCAAGCGAAAGCAGGGCAACCCGTAACATTACCTCCAGAAATACAGCAAAAGCTGGCTAAAATAGATGAGCTTTTAGCGTGGAAGAAACAGCAAGACGATGAGTCGATGCTATTAAAGGCAAGCGAGGCAGTTGATACGGAGATGCAAAAGCACCCTATTTTTAGAGAGGGGATATTTGCGTCAGAGGAATATGCGGATATTGTCAATAACTTTATTGCTGGTGAACTGAACAGAAATCGGGCTATGCCTATGTCTGTAGTTGTTGCCAATGCGGCTAAAAAGATGGCAGGGCTTGTAGAGAAAAGCAGGACTTCTTATGTTGAGAGTAAGGCAAATGCGGGCAAAACCGTTCCTTCTACAGTAAAGGGCGGTAGTGGTGCTCCCGCAGGAAAGCAAACAGCACCTAAAGGTTTTGATGAAGCTACGGCTTCTTTTGTTGAAGGTCTTAAGCAGTCAATAGCTTCAGAAGAATAAAGGAGAAACTTAAAATGGCAACAGGAGTGATTAGTGATTTGGGTAATAGTTTGACCCAAAAATATGCAGGTGCGATAGTGTCTGAAATAAACGATAACGACCCGTTTATGCAGAGAATGTCGAAGAAAACTGACATTATTACTGTGGATGGGTTAGGATTGTCAGTTCAGATGAGGGTTAAGTATGGAAACAACCCTGGCAGGTTGTCTATTGCGGAAAATGCTGATTTACCAACAGCTGGAGTTCCGCTCTGGGCGAAGCCGACAGTTGGGCTGAAATTTGCCTATGGCAGATTTGCATTAACAGGGCAGGCAATGCAAGCTGCAAGGCGAAATCCTGAAGGATTTGGCACGGCAATCGGAGCGTTTATAGATAGCACAACGAAGGGCATAAAGAAGGATAGGGAAGTGTGGTTATTTGGACGTGGTTCTGGTGCATTATGCAAGGTAACACAGGCAAGCGGGTCAATCGGTGCGAATACGTTCTTTACGGTTGACAACGCTGCTGCGTGTGAAAGGGGAATGATTGTAAGTGATTTCTCGACTAATGAAGCAAGTGGCGGTTCTGCTGGTTCTGTAGGAACGGATTCGGTAATTGGTGAGGTGGATATGATAAACAATAAAATCACACTTACCTCTGCTGAAACTGTTACGCAGAACTACTTCCTTTATAGGACTTCTGAACGTGGCAATGTTGCTATGGGCTTAGAAGGTATCTATGATGGTATAGACAGTGCAGGCAGTAGATTGCTTACGTCATTACAGGGCATAACCCGTGCAACTAATACGTGGTGGGATGGCAATGTAATTGACTTTGGCGGAACGAATAGGGATTTGTCTGAAGACCAGCTCAATGCTCTTATTCAGGCAATCTATAAGAAAACAGACGGTATGCCTAATACTATGGTTTCTAACTATGGCGTATTGAATGCCTATCATTCGTTAGTAAGACAGGATAGAAGATATTCTGACCTTAACTTTAATGCGGGGCATCAATCGTTGAAGTATAGTTATGGCAATACCACGATGGATTGGCTGGCGTCTCAATACTGCCCTAAGAATACTGCGTTTATTTATGATGCCAAGCATTTGTTCTTGGCACAGGGTAGTGATGGAATAGGGTTTATGGCTGAAGATGGTAGCCGTCTTAACCGTATTCTAAATAAGGACGCCTATGAAGTTACTGAATATGTCTATTATGACATAGTAACTGACCTTGCTGGTAGTGGTGGTGTAGTCAGAGATATAACAGAAGTGTAAAACAGGTAAATTGGTGGGGGAGATTGTCTTCCCCACCAAATTTATTAGAGGGCTAATCCTGAAATTCCCTCTAATATAAAGAAATAAAAATAAGTGGATAAGGGAGTATAAAATGAGTGTAAAGATAGGGAAAGTTCCAACGACAAAAGTTCTGAAATTAGTAAGTTATACTACGGCGAATTTGCCTACAGGAACTAATTTAAATCCGTCTATTGCTTGGGATAGCACGACTGGGACAGTTAAACGTTACAATGGCACAAATTGGACGAATATAGGCGTATCTGGTAGTGCAGGAACGTTAGATGATAGCTATGATAGTGGTGGTGCAGGTGCGGGAAGAACCATAACAGTTGATGCTGGAGCTTTAACTCTTACTGGTTCTGTTCAGGTGGTTCTCGCAATAACGCAATCCGACAACTTCGGCGGAATGACAATCAATAAAGCGGGTGCGGGTGCAGGCGCATTGATTGCACTAACTAATTCGGGGACTGGCAACGATATTACCGGTAATGCTGGTAATTGGTTGGTTACAGCTGCAGGTAACGCTACATTCGTAGATGTTGCGGCAACTACACTTACGGCTGCTACGGTTAGGTCGGCTGCTTCTGGTGCCGTTAATTTGGCGGTAGATGCTTCTACCACTGGAACAATAACACTTGGCGGAACATCTACAGGTGCTATCACACTTGGCAGGGCAACATCTCTATCAAGCACATTGGCGGTAACTGGAGCTACGACATTAAATGCTGGTTTAACCCAAAGTGGCGGTAATGTGTCAAGCACGGTATCCGCAACAACGGGCGATGGCGTTTTAATTGATGGCTCTACGGTTACGACAGGTAATGTGTTTAGGATTGAGTATGATGCGGCTCTTGCTGGGGCGGGTTTTGGTGCTATATCGGTAACGGAAGATGGCTCTGAAGTATGGGTGGTGGGTGAGGATGGCAACACTACAATAGCTGGAACAGCTCTTGGCACGAATGCTTTAACGCTTACTACGGGCGATTTAACTGTAACTGATGGTAATGTCAATATCACTACATCAACGGCTTCGGCGGCTGATATAGTTGACATTACAAGAGGCAATTCTGCTACAAATGGACACGCTATTGATATAGCAATGGGAACTGCGGCGATTGCTGGTAATGCACTGAACATCAACTTTGGTAATGGTGCATCTACTGGACACGCAATAGCCCTTACTTATTCTGGTGCTAATACAGGCGATGCTCTGAACCTGAATATGACAAGCAATGTTGCTGGTGGGGCATTAGTTGTAACTGGTGCTGGGACAAGAACGGATAGGTTAGTATCCTTAACGGATAGTTCTGGTGCAGCAGGCGCCGAGACAGTGTTTATTCAAAAAACAGCTGGCGCTGCGAGTATGATTTTACTCGACAACAATGGCGTTGCAGGTAGTGATACTCTTGAAATAGACCACGACGGTAATGTTACTGGTAGGGGTATCTACATTCACGGCGCAGCGTGGACTGGAACTGCAAGCGAGGGGTTGCTTGATATACAGACCTCAGGCACATCAATAAGCGCTGGCAAGGGTATAGTGCTTAACCTCGCCAATACGGGTCAGCACGCAGCAGCTATAGACGGTTCTGCATTAGACATAACTGACGCCGCTACGGCGCCAGGTGCGGGGACAAGCTATGCGGTCAGGATAGGTGCTACTAATATAGAGGCATTGCACGTTGATGTTGGGCAGTCGTTATTTGATGAGCTTGTTACTTTAGATGGCGGTGGACACTTAAACGATAATGACGGCTTAACGATAGGTAATGTTTCTGGCACACCAGACTTGAAGATATTCTCTGATGCTACAAATACGATAGTAAATGTTGCTTCAGGGGCAATGAAGGTTGGTGATGCTGATGGCACGACTAACTATACACAATTTGCGAATGCTACAGGCGCTATTACTTTTGTAGGAACTGCAAGACCTACCAAGAGTGAGTTTATACCTTATAATGTATTTACGTCTCACTCTGGCACACCAGCAATAGCGCAGGTAGGTGCAGGTATAGTTAGGGGTTGGGCTTTAGACGCTGATGGTGATGAAGCGATTGTATGCACATTTAGAGTGCCTGATAATATAGTTGCTGGGTCAACGGCGACTGCATATATTTACTGGGCGGCTAACGCTGTGGCAAATGACTGCCGTCTTGACTTAACAACGTTAGCAGTTTCTGAAAGCGGTGCATTGGCGGGGGCTGGAACGACTAACTCCGTTACTGATACTACTGACGGAACGGCTAATGACCTTAATATAACAGCTGGTATTACGACTGCGGCTTTGACTGCTGGGCAGTTACTTGCTGTGCAGGTAAATCGTGATGCTAATCATGCTGCTGATACATTAGCGGTAGATGCCGTTATAGTTGGTGTTAGGATTGACTATAGTGCGGGTAGTGTATAAAAAGTAAAAGAGTATTAGCTCTTTAGCAGAATTGGGCGGTTGCTAATACAGCCGCCTATGTTTTAATTTTTTAGGAGGTTAGTATGGTAGCAGGGACAATAGATGTTAGCAGAGAGGAAATCGAGAGATGTAAGCCGAAGTATGAGAGCGAGGAAGTAAGGACGGCAAATGTAATCAAGAATTTACGCAAACGTGCAAAACTGATTGAATATAGAGAGAAGGAATACGCTAAAGATATAGCAGACCTCAATGAAAAGATAGACCTTGCTACAACAAATGGGGAAGACGGGAAACGTAGAGCGATGGTAAAGAAAAGAGACGAACTTAATTACCTCTATGATGCGTGGAGAAAATTACAGGAGATGGGTATTCCTGTAAACGAACCTCCTAAGGTTGACCCTATAGCAGAAAAAGATAAGGAGATTGCACGGCTGACTAAAGAGTTGGAAAAGGTAAAAGCGAAGGATACAACCAATGTCAATGTCAATGCCAAATAGTTACCTTTATAGAGTTAAGGAATTGCCCGCAGGCGTGGGAATACCGCCTGATTTCGTTATGGCGGGCTTGCGGGCTATTGACCCAAGTTTTAATTTACTGTGGAATAACTTTGGTAAACGTTGGGAAGTATGGGATATGTCCGCATTTAAGAAGCCCTATATATTTACGGCATTTAATAGGTATCCTATATGGCAAGGGGAAGTTGAACGTATTCAACGGGTGGTGTATATAAATCGGGGGGGCGACCCGTTTAAGTGGGTAAAAAGAGAACAAGGTGCGGAGAAGGAAAAAAAGGATAGAAACTTTTCTAATGTATGTAAAGATATAGCTGATGATAATAGGCGTGAATTTTTAGGGGTATCTGGCAATCGTGTTCCTTTTGTATCAATGTCGATACCCTCAACTTCTACGAATATTAAAAGAAAGAATAAAAAAAATGGCAGATTTACAAACACTAATAACAAACGCAAGACGCAAGGCAAACCAGCCCTCAACGCAAGGGGCGGTAGATAATGATAGTGAGGTGGCTGTCTATTTGAATGAGGCGCAGGGGATATTATATCAGTCCATTGTTGACGCTGATGAGACATTTTTTGAAGAAATAGATACTTCGCTTGGATTTGTAGCAAGCCAAGAGGAATATACATTACCAGATGTTGTAAAAGACCGTAAAATTACCCTGATTGAAAGAACCGACACTACACCAGAAACGATATTATGGGCGATTAGAAGGTCTGAACGAAATTGGTGGTATAATGCTTCGTTTGTAGAAAGATGCTTTTTGAGAGGGAATATATTAGGATTGTCTCCTGCCCCGTCTTCTACGGTTGCTACTAATATTCAGATAACATATATACGTATGCTTGCGCCTATGCACTATGCTACGGCAGTAAGCGGGACAGCAAGTAATATAACATTTGCAAGTTCGTCCTCTATAACGGCGGGCAGTTTAACTATTTATCCACCTGCTTTATATGTAGGGGAAAAGATACGGATAATTTCAGGAACGGGGGTAGGGCAAGAGCGAACAATATCTGCTTATAATAGCTCTACTCGATTGGCAACTGTGAGTAGTAATTGGTCAACAACGCCAGACGCCACCTCTGTTTATAGCATTGTGTCAAGTATCCCAGAGGATTTTCATTATGTAATGGAATGGTATGCGGCAATGATTATAGCTGGCAAAATTCCCAATAAGGATAGAGCAGAATTTTGTGCAAAGATGTATGCTGACGGGATGGCGAAGCTAACAACATTTATCGAACGTCGTATAAAGTATGGCGGGGTTCACATATCGCAAGTAGCCGAAGATGACCAGTATTGAAAATTATGCCAGTATTTAAGATAGATAATTTTGAGGGCAGATTAAAGACGGCAAAGAATGCCACTGCATTGCAACTGAACGAAGCAATAGTATGCGAACAGGTGGACTATTTTGATGATGCGGGTGCATTAAAGCAGGGCGGTGGATTTGCTACCACATCTTATGCAAGTGGAACATCTATTACTGGGCTTGATAGGTTTTATGAGAGTTCAGGTATAAGGGAATTAACCGTTGTGGATGAAGCAACTGCAACATTATATCCGAGTTCAGGAAGTAATGGAACGCTTGCAGTTGGGGGGACAGCAAGGAAAAGGTTTGCGGGTGCTTATGATTTGAGGTTTGCAGTAGGGCAGGATATAGTGCCAAAAACTATTAAGGGATTGGGCAATCAATCATCTATTAGACGGATGGGATTTCAAGAGCCGTATTCTAATGACGGGACGGCTATATCTACTTACACCGCAGCGGCATTACCTGCGGATTCCACGCCAGCGTGGACAAAAGTAGGGACGCCTACAGAGAGCGTAGCAAGTAGTATTTTAACGACAGCACAAGGTTCATCGGGGATAGCGTATTACACAATAAATACTTCTGCTGTTTCGGGAACGTCATTTATACGAATAAGTGCTAATGTTAGTATTACTTCTGGTGGTATAAATAAGACAGCAACGAGAGCGCCTGCGTTTATGTTTATAGATGATGGTGCAAAGATATGCGTGTTGGCGATATATGATGACGCATTGTCAGTTGGGTATTTTAGTGGCGCTCCGTCTAACAGCAATTTCGTGGAATTGGCAAGCGTATATCCTCTAAAAAACAACGATGGCTATCATATTTATTCGTTATGGAAGGATGGTAATAATTCCGTTAAGGTATATAGGGATGGAGAATTAGCATTATATATTGCTTATTCTAAATTTGGTGCAACGCAGTCAGGTAAGAATGTAGGGTTTGGATTATCGACAACGTCCGCAATTACTGTTAAGTGGAAATATGACACTGCCAATAACTTTTTAGGGACATTAGAGGGTGGGGGTGCGAGTGCGGCCGTATTGGCAAGATATTCTCAACCTATGACGGCAGCGGTTGGTGCGGCGGGGGTATTGACGGGAACGTATTCTTATAAGGTTAGTTTTATATTTGAGGGTAATACATCAAGGGAATCGACAGCCAAGCCATCTAATGGAATTGCGACTGTAATATTGGCAAGCCAGCAGGGAAGTTTAAGTAATATTCCTACGGGGACGTCCAATGGCATATCTGGTGTAACTGCAAGGAATATTTACAGAACGAGGGCAGTAGATGCAACAAGATGGTATTATGTAGCAACGATAAATGATGATACTACGACAACGTATACAGATAATACTGCTGATGCAAGTTTAGAGTTGAGGGAAGCGCCTAATAATAATGGCACTTCTCCTCCCACGCAATATATTGCAATATGGAGAGACAGGTGTTTTACTGCACGTTCACGTTTAGGGCAGTCATATCTATATTATTCTGCTAATGCTGGAGATGAAGTTAGCGACAGTTCACTTAATACTGAGGTTCACGGAGCAAACGTAGAGATATTCCCTGATACGTTTTTTATGCGTGTAGGGGATAATAATACTCCTATAACGGGACTTGCAGTGTTTTTAGATATGCTTATCGTGATGAAGGATGATAAAATTTATACCGTTACTGGTTACACACCATCTAACTTTAGGTTGCGTCCTGTCGAAAGTGCTTACGGATGTTGCAGTGGAGACAGTGTGGCGGTGAGTGATTATATGTTTTTCGTTTCACGTAATAAATCGGCGGGGATTTATCGGTTTGATGGCGCTACCGTGAGGTGTATATCGGAAGATATAAATCCTACGATTTGGGATGATGTAACAACTAATCGAATGCAAAATGCAGTGGGTATTACATATAGAGGGCTTTACATTGTAAGTATAGAGACAAGTGCCGACACGCCATCCTCTAAAAACAATCGGTTATTTATATACGAATGGAAAACTAACTCGTGGAGTATAAATAAAAATGTTGGTGCTACACATTTCACTGCATTCGGCGGTGTAGATGATACGGGAGCATTGTATTTTGCACACAGTAATACTGGTGGAATATACCAGCTATTCAGTGGCAATACATTGGCAGGAACAGGAATATCTACAAAATGGCGAACAGGATGGTTACGTCCTATAGTTCAGGGGTTTAATGGTCGCCTTCAGATGAAAACTATAACCTTCTTGGTGCTTGCTACATCTAACGGAACTTTAACTGTTGACAGATATTATGATTTTCAATCGTCTGCTCAACGTAGTAATGCTACAGCGGTATTGACAAGTGGGTATTCAAAAAATGCCGATACTGTTATTGGTGATAGTAGAGGAGTGCGGAAATGGGAAGTAGTTTGTAATGCGTCAGAGGAACAATTCGATTATTTTAGTTTAGCTTTAACTATAACGGGCGCATCGAGTGGCTTTACTCTTTATAGTATAATATTTGATTTTGATTTAATAAAAGAATAGGAGAATTTTATGGGATTATTTGGAAGCAGCAAGAAAGGAAAGCTAAAACGTCAGTGGTTTCAAGACCCTACGCAGTATTATAATCGTGTATTTGCGCCGCTTGAAACGGCTGAACGTGAGGCGTCAGTTCGTGGTATTGAGCAGTCAGGTTACGAAACGGATGCGGCACGGCAGGCGGCGATTGCAAACTTACAGCAAAATCTTGAAAGCAGGGGAGTAGCCGCTGGCGGTATGCAAGGCGGAGTAGCAGAGAGAATGGGATTGCAGGGACAGAGGATGAAGAATCTTTATAGTCAAGGAGAGCGAGACAGGATAGCCAGATTGATAGGTGCTATGAGAGCCCAAGCAGGCAGCACGGCTGCGGAATTGGAATGGCAAAGAAAGATGGCTAATGCCAGTCGTAAGAAGAGGGGCGGGATAGGCGCATTGTTAGGAGGTGCAGCGGGATTTCTGTTAGGCGGTCCTGTTGGTGCGGGGTTAGGAATGTCAGCAGGTAATACTATGGAAACAGGATTTACAGGTGCTGGGCTTGGTTCTTCTATTGGTTCGGCTTTTTAAGGAGAATGATGATATGGCAATAGATTTTAGGAATTACTTGGGACGTAGAGGTCAAAAGCAATGGTATGAAGCAGGCGAAACAGAAGGCCCTATGGAGAATTTAGGGAAGTTAGGTATTGGGGGTATTGCTCCGCCGTCCACTGCCGATACTGTGCCCTCGGCGTTATCGAATATTATAAATATTCAGAACCGAGAAAAGGGTCTCGTTCAGACAAATAATTTTGCTGGATATGTTCCGAGCAGATACCAGGGTATTTCGTATGACCCGACAAAGTTTCCTAAAGGGATACCTTCATTTTCGACTACACTGCCTGAAAATATATCTCCATTTCCACAAAGAGAAGAACCTAAAAGCGTAGAGACATTGTTACAGGGATTGGCGACAGTAGGTGATGTATTGCGTAAATCTCAAGGAGAGGAAAGTAATTTATTAGCACAAACCAGACAGCAATTGGAGGGGACAAGAGAAAAGAGGTATCAAAATGCGATACAGCAATATTATAGGGAAAATCCAGAAGAATATATGAAAATGATGTATCCTATAACACCATTACAGAAAGAGGAACTTGCTCTTAAAAGCCGAGCATTAACCCAGCAAGGAGTGATAAGTCCATATCAGCAGGAGCAGTTAAAGTTAGAGAGAGAAAAGTTTAGAGGTAGCCAAATCCCTAAATCTAATGAATTGTCAAAAATGGCGAGGTTAGAAGGATTGATGAAGGCGTTTGATATGGCTACTAATGATAAGGAAAGGGAAATTCTATGGAATGAAATAAACATAATGCTAATGAATCCGCTAACGGGTGGAGTTAGTAGGGAGGGTAGCCCAATCCCGCCCGCCGATACGGGAATGGAGAGGTCTCGGCGAATAATAGAGAAATATCCATTATCAAAAGTAGAGACAGAATTATTGGCACAAACTGGACAGCCAGCAGTTACGCAAAATGGGGATGATGATATAACTGAAGCATACAATTATTTAACTATAGAACGGGGATATAGTGATGAAGATGCAAGGGAAATTATAAGACAAGAGCAGGGAGTGGGAGGTAGATAATGGATGACACTGCTACTGCTTCTTCTACTTTATTAGAACGTGTTAAGCGTAAGTATCCCGCCTTGCCGTCTCAACCGCCATTAGCTATACCGCAAAAAGCTGACGGTTCTTTATTGGAACGGATTAAGAATAAATATCCTTCAAAGCAAGAAGCAATCCCGAAGCCGATTTTTGAGCAACCTAAAATGGATGTGCCTACACCTGAATTAAAGAAAGAAGCAATCCGAACAAAAGCGGAAGTGTTTGAAAGAATGAAGATGCTTTCGCCAGAATTTGCTACTGAGATGGGGAAGATAGAGGAAATGGGTGGGGTAAAAGAATTAGGTATTTTAACGCCTTATGCTGGCAATAAAGAACAACTGCAAAAAGATGTGGAGCAATTTTATGTAACGGGTGAAGGGACATCACAGTTAAGGGATTTAGCCAAAAGGACACTTGAGAATATTGAGGCAAAACGAAAAGGGGAAATAGAACACGCAAAAGCGAGAGGGGGATATATACCACAACGGCAAGATTTTTCTAATGAGCAAGATTATCAGGATGCTCTTTCTTATGTAGCGCCTCAGATAAGAACAGCAATGAGATTAGCTGAAGCAGGAAAACCATTCGTAGAAACACCCTTACCTGTTACTGGCAAATTAGCAGAAACATTAGAAAAAGGCACAGAAGAGCAGATTGAAAAGGGTAGCACTTGGGGTGCATTGTGGCGAACTATGGCAAGAGGGGTTATACCCAAAACTCTGCCAGAATTAGCGGAATTATATGGGGCTGGTAAGGTTTTAGAGCCAGTAGGCATAGGACTAAAAGCTGGATTGGGTAAAGTAATAGGTGAGGTTGGGACAAAGCCAATATCTGAACTTATCCCTAAACCTAAACTTACAGCACAGCAGTTATCCGAAATGTTGGCAAAGGAAAGATTTTTTAGGGAAGGTGTTGCTGGTCGTCCAATGGCACGAGAAATACCTACGGCAGAATTTAAGCCGATAGAGAAACCTGAAGCTATCCCAATACCTAAAGAGCAGATAATATCTGAAACAAAGCCATTACCAGAACGGATAGCGGAAATAATAAAAGAAATTAAGCCCATTACTGCTCAAGAGGGAATTCCACTACCTAAAGAGGTTACTACGGCGAAAGTTGAGGGACAACCCCCTCCTATTCCTACCGAACCTATCGGAGAGGTTTCTGGGGGATTAAAGGAATTTATAGATAGTAAGGTAAGTCAGCAGTCAGGGTTTTCCCCAAATGCCAATTATTTCAATACTCCAAAGTTACAATCTGTAAAGGGGGTGGCTTGGCGTGGAATGGGACAGAAAGAACTTGATAAGGTTATTTCGGGAGAGATTGTATATAAAGGAGGGGTTGCTGGGAGAGCTAATAGCTTTGCTCCTACTCCTGGGAGTGCTACACAGTATATAACTTCCTCAAAAGGTAAGTTTTTAGTTGAATTTAATAATATAGGAGAAGCGAAAGGTGAAACTATTACAAAGCCAGCCAACGCTAATAACATAGTTTCTGTAAAACGGTGGGATGGGGCTAAATTTACTGATGTAACATCTGAATATTTAACAAAATTGCATAATAGATTAAAGGGTGAAGTGAAGCTCCCTCTTCCTCCCGCTACTAAACTGCCAACTAAACCATCCATAAAGATACCAGAGTTAAAAGGTGAGCCAGTGATAGGTAAAATAGAAGGTAAGGATGTTCTTCGTCCAGAGCCAGAAATGGCTGGCGTGGGGCTGTCAATACAGCCGATTGAAAGTGTAGGTAAAGCGAAAATACCTGTTATAAAAAGTAGTGGGTGGGATAAATTCAGATTTAATACTACAAACAACTTGCACTATTTTGATAAATTACTACCTCGTGATATAAGTAAAAAGATTACAGAAAGGTTCTATACTGCCAAGCAGGTAGCTGGGACTACTGCAATGGAGTTTGAGAAGGGGCTTATTTCTTATGCGGAACTGATGAGAACGGGCAATATTAAACGTATTGGCGGTATGCCGTTTGGACAAATCATAAGGGGGCTTGAAAAAAAGAAGCTATTTGTAAAGACAGATGCCTTTGCAAAGGCAATGACAATGCAGGAACGTAACCCAGAATTGCTGAAGTCGTTAGAGGAACAATTAAAGAAAACGCCAGCGGATGAGAGGTTGTTGCTCAAACAAAAAGCGGTAAGAGAGGAGTTAGCTCGAGCATTAAATACTATAGAAGAAATGAAGGCAAATGGCGAGGCACAACAGATTTTACCATATCTGCGTGAGATTCGCAAAAATGAGAGGGCAATGATACAGGACTTATATGACGCCAAAATAATCAATAAGGATACGTTGGGCAATCTGAATAAGCCCGAATGGTATGTTCCGCTTGAGAGGGTATTTGAGGGGCTTGAAGATGACGTTTCACTAAAATTTGTAGATGAGTTGAAAGGTATAACAGGACAAACGGAGATTGCCAATATATTTACATCTATATCCCGTAAACGTTACATTATAAATAAGCTAATAGAGAATAATACAATGAAGTCGCTTATTGGTGAGGAAGCGGTTAGGCAGGGATGGGCAAGAAGAATTACAGGTAAAATGGAGAGAAAGTCCCAAGAGGCAGAGCAATATCTAATCAGAACTAAAGTAGACGGCACCCCAGTAACTTTTGCTCTAAATCCTAATGATATAGTTGGTAAGGAATTAGCACAAAGTTTAAGGGCATTTACTCCTATTCAGCTTAACGCTGTTCTTAAATTTTCTAATGTTCTTACTAAAGCATTGCAATGGTCTATAACAAGAAATCCTGCATTTTGGGCGGTGCGGAATATAGCAAGGGATGTTCCAATGCAGATGTTTGCATCCAAGACGGGCAGTAATTTGATTTCTCCAGCTGTAACGACGTTTAAGCGTATTATAAAAGACCCTAAAGTAATGAAGTATCTTGATGAGTTTGAGTTATTAGGGATGAAGGGTAGCACATTTTACGATTTTACTTCACGTGAAGAATTAGAAAAAATGGTAGGGGCTCAGTTTAAGAAGCCCGCTAAAGTATATGGGATAAAATCATTAGCTAATTTTTATGAGCAGTTAGTTAAAGAGGGGGAATTATTATCAAGGTTTAATGAGTTTGTTAGGGCAAGAGAGAAGGGCATAAACCCTCTGCGAGCCGCACAAATGGCAAGAGAGGTAACCGTTAATTTTGCAAGAGAGGGTATGATTTCTCGGCAGATAGGAACGTTGATACCATTTTTTGGCGCAGGTGTTCAGGGAGCGTCCAGAGCATATCGCCTTATAGGTGAAAACCCTCGCAAGTTTGCATTACTTACTGCTACATTTATAACTACACCTTCAGTAATTGAATGGTATCTTAATAGGGATAATCCTACGTGGCGTAATAATATAGCCCGCCAAAGATACTATACGATTGATATTGGGGATAGAGTTATACTTATTCCTAAATTGTTTGAGATTGGTGCTATGTTTGGCACAATTCCAACATATATACTTGACTATATTTATGATAGAGACCCTAAAGCTGCGCTCCGTATAGCAGATACGATATTAGGGCAAATTCCAGGCACGCAGGCAAAACTTACTGAAGATATTGGCATTCCTACACCTATACCTGGCTGGAGTGTGCCTCTGATAGAACAACTCGTAAATAAGAAATTATTTACTGGAAGAGAAATAGTTCCTTACGGATTACAGCGAAAACCCGCAGAACGGCAGTATAGGGAATGGACACCAATGTGGGTTAGAGAGTTGGCGGGCAAGGTTGGGATGTCGCCATTGCGATTACAAGCTTTAATAGAAGGCGTAATGCCAGGTATAAGTAGAAGTGTAATGATGGCTACTACGCCTGAAGATATATCTGCGGGGGAACGATTTGGGCGGTTGATGGGCGCTATTTCTCCCAAGCCTAAAGAATATAAATCACCTAAAAGAAGATGACAATATTAACTAATGAACCGATAAGGTTGTTTAAGGATACAGATAATTGGGATGGCAAACTCGTTGCTAACTTTAGGAATTTAGAATTTGCTCTTGAAGACATAACCTCACTAATTGGTGAAGTAGATGCAAGGGGACGGCTTGTTAATAACAGAGGATTTAATATAGGGCGAATGCAACTTTATCCTTATATTAACTTATCTAATACTGACCTTGTCCAAAATTTCCTTGTATTAGAGCCACGATTTTCAGGAGAGGAGGCGGGATTTTGGATACATCCATATACGATAGATAGTGGAGAGTCGCAGATAGTATTATCCGAAGATGTCAACTTGCAGACGGGGTCAGCTCTAAAATTAGAGGCAAGTGCATTAGACGGGACTGTGAGTATTTCGTCTATATTTCTTGGCACAGTTGGAACACCACAGCCGTTAGTGTTTAATGTAACTAATTTGACTGGTTCAACATACACACTAACAGAAGCAATGCGAATAGATACGAACTATGATGTTCAGATTGGCGATACAGGGACTATTCTTACTTCTACAGAGCGACTGCATATAACTAAAGACGGAGGGGCGAGTGGGGCGTCTGCGGTAGTTATAGAGAATTCTAATAGCACTGGCGGGCAATCTAAATCCGCACAATTAGTATTAGCGAGCAATAATTCTGCAAAGTGGAGTATAGAAACAGATATTGGCAGGGCTGGAACACATAACTTTGGCATAAGGGACTTAACCGTAAATAAACCAAGAATGTGGTTTGATGCAAGTTATGGGCATTTATATATTGGCAGAGATACTGACAATACCATAGTTAGCGCTGAAAGTGGGACAAGAGTTCTTTCCCTCGAAGCACCAACTAATTCTCGCCTACTCCTACGCACTACACTTGACCCAGCTGTTGCTAGTAGCGGCGACCCTTATACAGTTCAAGTTGCCTTTGGTCAAGATTTAGGTGTTGGCGGTGTTATACAGAGCGGGTCGGGTCAGCAGTCGTGGTTGCTAATACATCATCTCACGGACACTCATTCTGCACAGCTAACTTTTGGTGCTGGACATATAGATATATCACATACTTATAGTTCTGTTAGGTCGGCATCTACTTCATTTTGGCAGAGGGGGTTAGTAGTCGGCGATGCCCATACAGGATTAGCTTTAGGGAGTATATCTCCAGCATTCTCCGCCTATGGAACGTGTCTTTTAATCAATGATAACCAGCCACGTATATTATTTCAAGATTTAGACCAACTTACTGCAACACAGCACTTAAATGGTGAGGGGCTATTTACTATTGATTGTGGCGGAGATGTAATGGCATTTAAACGTAGCACTACTACGGATAGCTGGGTAAGTGCGGATATGCTTGTTCTTAATAGTGGTGGCGTTAAGCAAGTCGGAGCGAGTGCTAATACGCAGGGTGATATACTATATTTTAACGGGTCTAATTGGGTGGCTCTTGGCTACGGAACGAGTGGGCAATTCCTTAAAACACAGGGAATTGGTGCTAATCCTATCTGGGCAGACGAGGCGGGTGTAGGTGATATGCTAAAGTCCGTTTACGATACTGATAATGACGGAATAGTTGATAACAGCGAATTAGTAGGCGGTAAAGCTGAAACGGAGTTTGCGTTACTTGCGGGAAGGGCAGGTGGGCAAATTTTATATGGTGGAACGGCAACTACGGAAGAATTACATTTATATGACAATCCTACTAATAATAATGGTGTAAAGATATATCAAAATGGGCTGGGCGATAAGCACGTAGAATTGCTCATAAATAGTGGTTCATATTTCAGAGTAACACACGCCAATACAGGTGAGGATTATGCCTTTGCAGGCGTGCCAATGATAATAAGAACAAGCGGGGCGAGTTTTCCAGTGGCTTCGGCAATACTTGAACTGTTCAGCACTACACAGGGATTTTTACCCCCACGAATGACTACTGCTCAAAGGGATTTAATTGGCACACCCGTAGCTGGGCTTATTATTTACAATGCAACTACTAATGAGTTAAATGAATATAACGGGAGTGGCTGGGTAGCATTATTACCTACTGCACTTGCAAGTGCGAAACTTTTTGTAGGCAATGGTTCTGGTGTAGCTACAGCAGTAACCTTATCTGGTGATGTAACTAATGACAAT